ATCGTAGAAATGAAATGTTGATAGATTTGACTAAAATACCTGAATGGTTGCAAACCAATATTGTAGATGAATATGATAATTTACCCGAAGTTGGTAGATCTAAACTTTTTAATTATTTTATAAAACATAAACTTAAAATCTTAATGGAGCAAATAAATGAATTTTAGGAGAATATTATGACTGCACAAATGACAAGCGAGATTTTTTCTCATGCAAATGAGTTATCTACAGATGAAGAACGTATTAATTATTTACGGCATCACCACACTAAGGCAGTACGACAACTGTTAATATGTAATTTTAATTCAGATATAAAATTCCTTCTTCCTGAAGGTCGACCAACTTTAAGAACGGAAGACTTTGAACCGCAAAATAGTTATTTCCCAAATTTGGGAGCTAATGATGATGGTGCTACATTGAATTATGAAGTAAGAAAAATGTATTTATTTGTCGAGGGCGGACATCCAACTTTGACTAGCTTAAAGCGAGAAACCCTTTGGCATTCATTAGTTAGCTCGTTGCATCCTTCTGAAGCTGATGATCTTTGGTATATGAAGGATAAAAAACTTCAAGAAAAATATGATAAAATTACTCATAGTGTGGCTTATAACTCTTTCCCGGAGGGAGTTCAACAACCCAGTCCCGAACCCGAAAGAGATAATCAGGGCCGTTTTTCGAAAACTGAAAAATCAATACCTAAGAATAATGAGAAATCTAAAAAATGAAAGTATTGATGAATTGTACTGGCATGAATATAGAGTTACGGCCCTTTACAGATATGATGCCAAAGTGTTTATTGTCAATAAAAACGAAATCGATTCTATTTCACAATCTTGAATGGTTGCAAAAATATGATATTGATGAAGTAATTGTTGCGACAAAATATCATCACAATCAAATTGAATTAGCATTAAATAAATATCAAATTGAAATATTGTTTTCATCAGATTTAAAAATTAATACACATAAACTTTCTAAATGTGTAGGAACAGCTCAAACTTTAAAATCATTAAGTCATAAATTAGATGGAGGAGATTTTTTATTTTTGGATGGTGACAATTTATATAATTTTGATATAGAAAATTATTATAATGTTCATAAAAATAATGGAAAAATAATTTCTATTTTGTCACATATGACCATGGAAGATGGTAAATATAAAAATTTCATTAAATATAAAAACGGTTCTGATAAAATAGAAAAAATTATAGTTAAGCCCGAATATAAATTGAATAAACAGCTTTTAGCAACATCAGGAGCGTGTTATTTAAATCCAATGATATTTAATGTAATCGGAAATAAAGATATGTGTTTATTTGATAATGTTATTCCTAAACAGCTTGATAATATTAGTGTGATATTAGATAACGATTCAGTTCAATTTATTAATACTAAACAACAATATATGTCAATGTCAAAAAACATGGAATTCGTTTGATAATTTTGTGTTTTAATAAGGAATAATATTATGCCAACGTATGATTACGAATGTGTTAAATGCGGGTTAACCTTTGAAGAGTTTTTACCTATTGATATGAGAAAAGAGCCGTTAATTCGTTCTCAACCTCATCCCGAATGTAAGGTAAAGGGTTCATCACATTCAAGTGGTGTAAAATGTGATATTAAGCTGAGAATTTTTGCTCCAGGATTTGCTTATGATAATATAGGACCCAATAAACCAGATGCTTCTTTTAATGATAAGTTAAAAGAAATAAAAAATGCACATCATGGTAGCACCCTCAATGTAATTGAATAATGTTTATACATGAAAATGTTTTTGGAGATTTAGACTTAAAAACGTTAAATGAAAACGGAAAAAGATATTATATTACTCCTGCTGGTGAAAAGTATCCTTCCGTCACTACTATACTTTCTAATTATAAAAAAGAAGGTATAATTAAATGGAGAAAGCGTGTTGGAGAAAAAGAAGCCAATAAAATTTCCACTCAAGCTTCTCGTCGTGGAACAAGAGTCCATAAACTTTGTGAAAATTATTTAAATAATGATTTGTCATTTGACAAATGTACACCTGATAATGTTGTTATGTTTAAAAGTATTCAACCAATTCTTGATGAAATAGAATTGGTTTATGGGCAAGAACGTGCATTATTTTCAAATCATTTAAAAACCGCTGGAAGAGTTGATTGTATTGGTAAATTTCGTGGAAAAAATCACATAATCGATTTTAAGACTTCTAGTAAACCCAAAAAAGAAGAATGGATTGATAATTATTTTATGCAATGTTCTGCTTATTCTGTTATGTGGGAAGAAATGTCGGGTATACCTATACCCTATATTGCAATAATTATTGCTGTAGCAGATGACGTGCCACAAGTTTTTATTGAACATAGGGATAATTGGATTGATAAGTTTATAGAGCTTAGAAATAATTATTCATAATATATACTGTATGATTAATAAAAATATTATTTATGATTTTTCAATTTCAAGTTATTGTAATGCGGCATGTCCTTCTTGTAAAAGATATGGAACATATTCTGATCCTATTCCTCTGGATTCATCTGTGGATCCAAATCAAAAATTACATCCCAGTTTAAGACAATTACATATAAAATTTGAGGATTTTAAGGAGGTTATTGAGAAAAACATGCATAATTTTAAAGGATATGTGGTTACTTTTGAGGGGGAATTGGGTGATGCTATGGTTCATCCTCAAGTTATGAAATTTATTGATTATGGATGTTCTATTTTCGGAACTTTAAAAATTGTTACAAACGGTGGAAATAGAAAATCTGATTTTTATAAAGAACTCGGTACACGGTATAAAAATTTAGAAATGATTTTTTCAATAGATGGTATGAAAGATGACACTAATCAAATATATCGAAGAAGAGTAAGGACGGAACGGGCTTTATCAAATATGGCCGCTTTTGCTAATACAAAAAACGGTTGGGTCAATACTTATTGGCAATTTTTAATTTTTAATCATAATTTTTTCGAAATTCCTGATGCATTGTCGTTTGCGAAAACTAATAATATAACTATTCATTTAAAATTTAATCAAAGACCAAAATTTCTTATAAACGAAAAGCGAAAACGTATGGCTACCTATTTATACGAAAAACATAAACATGAGGGGGGAGTAAGCACTCTTACTCTGGGTAATTAATGGAGGTTGTACACGTAGATGGATATAAAGCACAAAGATTCATTTTATTTAATTTTGAAATAACATCATATTGTAATGCTAAATGCCCAAGTTGTTTTAGAACTATTGATAAAAATTTAAAATTAAAACATTTGTCAATAGATGATTTTGATAATTTTCTGTGGGAAAATGTAAAATATTTAAAAAACATAAGACTATCTGATAATATTGTTGCGAAGTTTTGCGGAGAATTGGGTGATCCTTTACTGCATCCGAAAATAGATCAATTGGTTATATCAGCTTCAAATTTTTTTGATCGAGTAGAATTGTATACGAATGGTGGATTAAAAACTCCCGAATGGATTAATTCTTTTTTACAAAAAAATAAAAAGTTATTTTTAGTGTTTGCTATTGATGGTTTAACACATGAAACAAATAAATTATATAGAATAGGTGTTAATACCAGTCTTGCTTTTGCTAATATGTTTAAATCCGCCAAACAACGTGTTACAAAATGGGATTTTACAGTATTTGATCATAATTTTCAAGAAGTGGAACAGGTTATAGCATTAGCTAGAGAAAAAAACATAAAATTGCAGGTGAGAATTAATGAGAGAGATTGTTTAAAAATAACAGAAAAAAATTTAATTAAATTGAAAAATATTTTAAACAAATATGATGTAAAAGATCATCAATGTAACTATGTTAATCTATGATAAACTGTGATTTCTATAATTATGAGTTAAAACAATGGAAACAATATGAAATAGATTTGGGTCTGAATATATATCCATGTTGTTTTTTTTATTTAAATAAACTAGGCATTGGTCTAGATAAAATTATAAATGAAACTGTATTAATTCATATTGATACTTCGCTTAAAACTAATAAGTTAGAAAATATTTTAAAACAATTTAAAGAGGTTTTAAATGAAGATGTTTGGAATAGTGATAACTGTCCCCCTTTATGTAAAGATAATTGCACATGGAAAGAGTAGTGTATTGTATAAACCATGGAGATCGAGGGCTTATTGTTAATGACTGGACCGAAATAGAAATTTCTAGTGATTTACACGTATATCCTTGTTGCACTCTTCATGCATTTCATTTTTTAGATGGAACTTTTTATGATGAATATTTGGATGGATTACCTAAGAATTGGAATTCTTTAAAACATCATTCAATAGACGAAATAATAAAAACATTTAGAGAATATATTACAGTTGAGAAATGGCAAAAATTAGAAACAACTCCGCAATGTTGTAAAAAACAATGCTTATTACAAAAATATAATGAATATTGAACATGATATATCTATTTGGAGATAGTTTTGGATCAGCACCTACCGGAAAGGGTTATAAAGAAACAGAGTATCTTTATTATCGTCAGGTTTCGAAGTATTTTGATGAAGAGTTGGTAAATTTTGCTCGAGCTGGTTCGGGTCCTGATTATACGTTTAAAAAATTTATGCAATTATGCGGTGATAAAAAGGGGTTGTTCAATTTAAATGGTGATAAATTTATTTTTCTTTTATCTGCCCCAGAAAGAATAGATTTTGATTTTCTTTCAGAAGAGGATAAGCATATGGGATTACAGTATTTGTACTCAGATAGTTTATCAGAAGAGAATAAAAAAAGGGTTGATTTTTTTTATAAAACATATTCTAATGAAATGAGACTAACTAATTATAAAAATTTATTTTTATTATATTGTTTGTCTGAATTTTTTTTACCAGATTCTAAATTTTTTGTTGCTCTAACTTTTGGTATAGATAAGGTTGAAGAAGCAAATGGTGGATTTATTAATGATGATAATCAATTGAATATTTTAAATTCAAAAAATTTCTATTATTTCGAATATCCTTTTAATATTTTGACAATAGAAGAATTTTATGACCATGAAGAATGTCATTTTGATGAACCCGTAACATATAAGTTTGTAAAAGGTGAAAAAATTTATATGAACGATATCAGATTAAATCATTTTAGTGAGGTGAATCATAATAAAATAGCTAAAGCAATGATCGATTTTTTTGAAAAAGGTTTAAGGTCAAAGGTAGAATTTAAGTCTAATTTTTTAGATGAATATCATGAATTAACTAAAAAGGTGGATTATATTTACGAATGACTTATTTTATTTTCGGTGATAGTTTTGCGACAATAGATGGGTCTCCAAAAGATCCCCATTATTTCAATGGGAAAACAGGAGATTTGTGGTATGATATTTTGGAGAACGAAACAGGAGAAAAAGTTCATACTTTTGCAGAAGGTGGGTTGGGGCCATATACGATATTTGAAGATTTTTATGAATGTTTTGAAACTAAAAAAATAACCGATAAAGTAATATTTTTTTTATCTTGTCAATATAGACTACCGATAGATTTATATAATCAACCCATTTGTTTGGATGTATTAAGAGGAGATAAAGATACTGTTTTAAAATCTTTAGAATATGAAATTTTATTTACTCATAAAATTTTAAAAGAAGAAATTTTTAGAGCAAATATAAAAAACATTTATTTTTTAAAGGTATTATCGCAGTTAAAAAAAATTAAGATCATGGTTTTTTTATGTTTTGGATTTAATAGGACAGGGGTTCATGATTATGTTAATGTTAAAGAAATTTATGAATTGAGCAAATTAAATGATGAATATTTTAATATTCATATCAAACCACTATATCATGTGAGCATAGAAGAATCTGTTAATTTTAAAGATTACGACAATAAACATAATTACAGGGCTAATCATTTGTCTTTTTGTAATCATAGAATTTTAACTAATATACTTTTGAATTTTTTCACTACAGACTCTGTTGTATTGGATGATATCTGGAATAAACATATTTTAACAACTTGGAATGATCCTTCTTTAGGCAGAGACCATTTTATATACGAATGATATGATCGTTTATATTTTTGGAGATAGTTATGGCGATGAGCTGAGTAATCCATTATTTTATCGTGCGTGGTTTGATATGATAGAATAACCAGTTGTAAATAAAAGTAGATGTTCTGCTTAATAAATTATCAAATTTTTTCTACGATACCACTCTCACTGAAACCTTTCATAAAAATCTATATAAAACCGAAGGAGAAAAACTTGAAAAATTTATCTATGACTGATGTTGGTTTTATAGGATTGGGTAAATTAGGATTAGAATGTGCAGAAGCAATGGCCCAAGATGATATTTGTGTGCATGGTTTTGATTTGCGTGAGAAAAAAAGCAATAAAATTATTATTCATAAAAATATAAAAGATGCAATACAATATAACAACTTTATATTTTTAGCGGTTGAAACTCCTCATCATGAAGATTATGATGGAACCAAGCCTTCCTCGCATTTAGATCCCAAAGATTTTCAGTATGAATTCGTAATCAATGCTTTACTTCAAATAAACGAATATATTAGAGAGGGTCAGACTATTGTATTAATTAGTACAGTTTTACCTGGAACCTGTAGAAAAGACTTTTTGCCAATAATCAAAAAAGGAGTGAATTTTATATACAATCCATATTTGATTGCTATGGGTACAACAACTTGGGATATGCTGAATCCTGAAATGATTATAATGGGATCGAATAATGTACTTCAAAGTATTGTTTATGATCTTAAAATGTTTTATATAAAAATTTTACAGAAGAAAAAAACTAGATTTGAATTGGTTACCCTAGATGAAGCAGAATGTATTAAAATATTTTATAATACGTTTATATCTGCTAAAGTTAGTTTAGTTAATATGATACAAGATGTAGCAGAACTAAACGGTAATGTAGATTGTGATGTAGTTGCTAATGCGTTGTCAAATTCATCACAGAGGATTATAAGTAAATTATATATGAAGCCTGGTATGGGAGATGGTGGTCCCTGTCATCCCAGAGATAATATTGCTTTAAGATTTCTTGTAAATAAATTAGACTTAGGGTATGATTTATTTGATGCAATTATGACTTCTAGAGAGGTTCAAGCAAAGAGATTGGCTGAAAAATTAGTGAGTTTCAAATTACCGATTGTTATATTGGGAAAGTCGTTTAAGCCAAAAATAAGTTATACTGATGGTTCATATGCGTTATTAGTGGGATATTATGTAAATGAATTGTCGAATTTTGAACTGGGTTTTGATGAAAATATGAATGATGTTCCATGCACATATTTACTTGCCCATAGAGGATGTCATTATGATTTTAATTTTAATAAAGATAGTATAGTTGTGGATCCCTGGAGAGAATTTAAAACCAATAAACATCTTGTCCCACTAAAAATAATTCATTATGGAAAAAAACTTTTATTATGAGAATACATGTTGACCAGTGTATTGATACAGTACCGATACAAAATGTTATAGAAACATTGAAATGTGTTTCGGCTGATCAGACAATTATAGATGAAGTGTTGCAAACAGATGACGAAAATGTGATTTTCATTGATTCAGAAGCTGATAGACTTGCTCCATTAGATGAGTTTGATGATTATACCTTATATAATATTTTAACTCTGGATTTTAAAGATAAAAATGTATATTATGTCACTTCAGATTTTAACATATGGTCTAATTTAAACCGATTAAAAAAAATAATTTCTTGTAATGAAATAAAAACAGATATTATTCCATTAATTAATCCTTATATGTATGGTTTTTTTAATGATTATGAGATTGAATCCTCCAGTGCTTCGCAAACTGAATTACCCCATTCAAATGCGAAGATAGGATGCGTTAATATTAACAATTTTAGTTTAACTGTTGATGATAAAAAAATAGAGTATGAACCAAAATATAATGTTATTTCATTAAACAGTACAAAAAAACATCAGAGAATAAAAACAATCAAAGCACTGCGTGGCATAGAAAATTTTATGTATTCGTATTATCCATTTGAAGATCCTCAACAAATGGAAGATGTTTTTGATAATGATGAAGATAATGAATTATTAAATGAATTAACAGAATTAAATGAAATATATGATCCCTTACTTTTTATGAAAAAAAGTGAAGTTCCACTAAATTTTCGATCAAAGAAAGATATATCAAAAACTTTTGCTTCAAAGCATGATGCTTTTCAAAGATGTGTTCCTTTAGAATATATTCAGAGCTGTATAGACCTTGTGACAGAATCATATGTTGATGAAAGCATTGCATTAACAGAAAAAACTTTTAAACCTATTTCATTAAATAAACCTTTTATATTATTAAGCGCAAGAAATTCGCATCAGTTTTTGAAAAAAGCGGGGTTTTATCTATATGAAGAATTGTTTGATTATTCATTCGATGATAAATCATTTGATCAAAGATTTGATTCTATTATGAAACAGATAAAACCAATTTTAGCTATGTCTACTCACCACTTAACTGCTAAAATAGAAACATTTAGAGAAAAAATACAGTATAATTGTTTTCATGTGGCGAATCAGAAGCAAATATGGTATATTGCTTCTGAATTAGATGATTTTAACTATTTGAAATTTATGATAAATGAACAAAAAGCGTTTGTTTAGGGGATTAGATGAAATTTTTGCACTGCGAGCATATTTCAAAAAAAATATTAAATGAAATAAGAGCTGAAAAAACAGTAATTCTTTATAATTATGCAGAACCATATTCTTTGTTCCCGTATTTGAACGTGGGGGGATATCATAAGCGAAATACTAGGGCGCTTTTTTATCATTTACTCAATGAATTTGACGACACGTTTAATATTACATTTGTCGGCGCGGATATTCATCTTAAGCAAAATTATGAAAAAGTAAAACAATCAGTAAAATCAAGTTTAAATTTAAAAATTGTTTCATTTCCTTGGTTTTTTGTTTATGAATATTTTTTTCCTGGAGAAATTGGTACTTATATTTTGAAAGATAATGTTCAGCCTCGTATAGAACACAATGCTATATTTTTATCTGGGGGAAGAAGATTTTGTAGAGATTATATAATGTCAGAATTGAGTAAATATGATACTTTTATATATTCGAATTTAGGTTATATTGATATGATCGATCAAGTGGCTCGCCGAAAAGTTATTAAATATGATTTGCTTGATGATTGTTTTAATATTTCTTATTATGATTATTGTTCACATACGCACAATACTGATAAAATATCGGGTGATGAAACTTCACTAAATTACTTATTTGGTTTTAATAATTTCAACTCATCCAAAAAAATATATTTTAGTCCAGATTTAAAAAAATTAAAAAATCCCGCCCGTGTTATGTTGAATAGATCTTTAAACACAGAATATTCCGCAGATTATTCCGATGTGGATTTAGAAAAAGAATATCAGACTTGTCCTTGGTATTTGTATAATATTGTTCCTGATGAATATTTGAAATCTGCGGTGAATTTTGTTTGTGAAACTCAAACAGATTGTGCTACACATATTACAGAAAAAACAGTCAAAAATTTTTTTTATAAAAAACCATTTTTAACCTTTGCTTCTAAGAATTATTATAAATTTTTAACGGATCACGGATTTGTGCTTTATGATGAATTGTTTGATTATTCGTTTGATGGTATTGGGCAATATGGAAAAAGATTAAAAGCGTATATGATCGAGTGTGAAAAAATATTACAAATGGATTTAAATGGTCTAATGAGTATTATAAGTACGCTTAAATATAAATTAAATCATAATTATCAAATATGTAGTGATATTTCTTATAAATTATTTAGAGGTTGCGATGATGATAAGTATCAAGTCTTTCAAGATGAAATAGAGAATTATGTTAATACACTCGACTAATGATTATGATCCTCTTCATGAGATAATTGTAGGACGTGCAGATTTTGCACATATTCCTCCAGTAGATTCTTCGATGAAAAATTTCATGTATGCAAATTTAACAATTGAAGAAATAAAAAAATATGTTGGTCCATATGATCAAGAGGTTCTTGAAGAGACAAGTGAAGATCTTGATATTTTATCTGAAGTGTTGGAAGACTGTGGTGTGATAGTTCATAGGCCAGAAAAAATACAACATCGTCATCTAATTCAGACTCCAAAATGGAAAACTACTGGTTGGTATAATTATTGTCCTAGAGACATTTTTTTAGTTTTGGGTAATAATATTGTTGAAGTACCTAGCGTAATGAGAAGCAGGATGTTTGAAACTTGGTCTTATAATAAAATTTTGCATGAAGCATTTGATGATGGTACAAATTGGTTTTCCGCTCCAAAACAAATTGTTGAAGACGTAAGTTTTGATTTTTCTGATTTATCACAATCAACATTAATGAATAAAGAAATACTTTTCGATGCACCAAATGTAGTAAGGATTGATAATGATTTGATTTTTCAAATAAGCAATAGTGGAAACGAAAAAGGAGCAGAATGGTTGCAACGAATGTTTCCTGATTATAAAATTCATATTGAACGTGATGCATATTCAGGCGCACATTTTGATAGTACGGTAATTCCATTAAGAGAGGGGCTTGTATTATTAAATGGATTAAGATGTGATCAAGACAATTATCCTAAATTTTTCAAAGATTGGGAAAAAATATTTTTTAGTGATATTGTTTCAACTGATATTATAGATTATGGAATATCAAGTGATTCTATAGGTCTTAATTTGTTAAGTGTTAATAATGATTTAGTTATTGTTGATGGAAATCAAATAGCTTTGATAAAACTATTGAGTCAATATGGAATTGATAGTATTCCATTGTATTTGAGGCATTCTAGAACTTTGGGAGGGGGATTTCATTGTGTAACGCTGGATTTAAGAAGAGGATAGGCTTTTTAGAGCTGTCCCACATTTTTACCAATCAAATTAAATTACCGTATTCTACAGGATGTGTGTGGAGTTATTGTAGATCAGACGATGAAATATTAAATAATTTTTCTTTTAATGTTGCTGATTGGCATTATGTGCTTGACGGGTCTTTCGATGTTTTATCAACTGCTCAAAAATTGGCCCAATGTGATGTTGTGGGTGTTTCCTATTTTGTTTGGAACACTTATGTAAGCGATAGAGTATGTGCTGAAATTAAAAAAATAAATCCCAACTGTTTGATAGTGTATGGTGGTCTAGGTACTCCTAAATACGGAAGGTGCAGAGAATTTTTAGATGAAAGACCGTTTATTGATGTTATTGTGCATAATGAGGGCGAAATTGTTTTTAAAAATATATTGAAAACAATTATTCATGGATTTAATATAAGATCAGTTAAAGGTATTACGACACATCAATTTCAAACTCCTTTAGAAGAACGAATAAAAAACATATCTAAACTACCTAGCCCATACCTTAATGGTCTTTTTGACGATCTTATTTCTGTTAAAGATCATAATTATGAATGGGAAAGTCTTATAGAAATAGAGAGAGGTTGTCCTTATACGTGTTCTTTTTGTGAGGTTGGCGATAGACATTGGACAAAAATTATCAAACAAGATTATGATAAGATGCTGAAAGAAATCAATTGGATTTCTGAACACAATATTGAATATTTGCATTTGATTGCTAATAATTTTGGCATGTATAGAGAACATAAGATTATTTCTGATTTATTGATAAAAAACTTTAAAACGATTGGATTTCCAACCGCATTAAATATTACTTGGGCAAAACATAAAAAGCCCTATCTTTTTGACATGGCTGAAGATTTGTGGAAAGCTGGTCTAAATAAGAGTGTGACGATTGCGTTACAGTCTACAAATCACAAAACGTTAAAGGCTATAGGAAGAACAAATGAAAATACTAATTTAGTTCAAGTCATATCAAAACTCAAAACAATAGGAATGCCTGCTTACATAGAAACAATTTTAGGGTTACCCGAAGAAACATTAACTAGTTTTAAGGAGGGGCTGTATAAATTGATCGATGATGTTGATTATCATAATTATATTGGTATATATGTGATGGTGGCCTTACCTAATACTCCCTTTGGTGATAAAGAATATTTAAATAAATACGGCATTAAAATTAGGCAAACAACTCCAGCTTTTTTTCATCATGATCATCCTTCAGAAGAGCTTATGAAAGATGTGAATAATGTTGTTGTTGGTTCAACTGTTATGTCGTTTGACGACTATATTGAAGCAACTCTTTGGAAATGGTATATGATTTCTTTTCATTTTTTGGGGTGGTTAAGAATACTTGCACTGAAATTAAAAAAGGAATATAAAATAACATTGAGGCAATTTTATGATGATCTTTTTATGTGGTTTATCAATAATGATACAACATTTCTTTATAAAGAATATTATATAACAAAGAGGCTGTTAAAAAAAGTATTTGAACAAAAAATACCTTGGGGTAGAAAAGTATTAGACGTTTCAAATATATATTGGGAGTATGAGGAAGCTACTATTATTCATTTAGTTAAAGAAAAACGTAGATTTTATGATGAAATATGTGTTTTTATAAAAAAACAATATAATCTTGATTCTTCATTAATAAACGAACAGTATCATAAAATGAAAGATCCTTATATTGAATATGATGGAGATTTAGAAAAGTGGGCTAGAGAGTGTATATGGTGGGGTAGGAGATCGGAAAAATTTTTTTGTTAAATTTATTTTTTGGTGGTTTAAAATATGTTGAATAAAAAAAATGAGTGGGAATGTAATAAAAAAT